TACTGACTTGTTCATCAACATATGTTTTTGTTGCTATTGTACTATCAACGGCAACAGTAATTGTATTTCCTGAACCAGAAGTATCAATTCCAGTTCCTCCAGATATTGTTAATAATTCACTATCTAAATCTATTGATAATGCTCCACCTGTATCTGCTTGAAAATCTAAATCTTGTGCAGTTACTTGACTATCTATATAATCTTTTACTGCTGCTGTTGTTGGTAAGCTTGTATCATTATCTGATGAACTTAATCCTTCAGTTTCTGTTACAATTGCAGTTGCTTTAAAATTATCTAATTCTAAATTAGAAATAGTATTATTATCAGCATTAATAGTCTTATTTGTAATAATTTGACTTGCTTCTCCAAATGCAGCTTCATTTAATGCATCTCTAACATTAGTTGCTGTACTATTATCTAAACTTATAGGTATTTTTGATGCGTCTATTGAAAAAATTTCTTGTGTTTTAACGCTATCTTGTATTCCTATAGTTTTAGAAGCTGTATTGTTTTGTAAAGTCGTTTTTACTACTGGATTTGATTGTAATTTTACAGTAATAGCCATTATTCTACTGAATCAGTAAATGTATCAGTTATTTTTACTGCTCCCTTTGAAATTACTACATCGCCTTGTATTTGTCTTACATATGCACCACCACCAGAACTATCTTTTTCTACTAAATCCCAATATCCTTCAAAATCATCAGCAAAATATTGTATAGCTTCTGCTGGTAAAGTTATAACTACTGAATTTGCACTTCTATCCGCAACAATGTCAAAATATACTTCAGTTACATTTGCAGATTCCCATTCATCACTACCACTTGCTGTGCCATTAACTCCTTGTGAATCCTCAGTTTTTTGAGGACCAGTAAATGCAGTATGGTCATAATCTTTTATAATAACTGCTGCATAACTCATTGTTGAAGACATGGTATGCGTTGTATCAAAAGATATTGTTGCAGAAAAATCTGAGTTTTGTTGTAATTCTAAATCTTGATATTGATTTGCTGAAATCATTTATAACTCCTAGTATAAAAATACAACATCTGTTGAACTAGATTTTGTTGCACAAATTTTATAAGTATTACCTTGAATTAGATAAATACCTACATCTGTACCATTGATTGTTAGTGTTACTTCAGCACTAGTACCATTCATATGAACAGCTCTACAAGGGTCCATATCAGAACCAGTTGCGTCTACTGCTTTAATGTAAGGTGCTACACTTTCTTGTACTAAATAATCATTTAATCCTTTAGCCATGTTTTCTCCTATTATTTAACTGCAAAAGTTTTTATTGGACTAGCAATAAATACTTTATTTTTATTACTTTCATTATCTGCAACTTTCTTATAAAATTCTCGCATATAATATTCTTTTAAATCTAAGTTTCCTAATCTTTCTGCTAATTGTGCTTTAACATATGAAACAACAGCTAAAGATAAATTTCTATTTAAATTTAAATGTGAAGATTCACTAGGACTTGTATCTTCTGTTAAACTTGAATCTGTTGTAGTTTCAGGGTCTTGCGTTACAAATAGCTTTTCTAATTTTGTATATTCAATTCTTAATCCATTTGTAAGATTTTCATCTGGATATATTACATCGTTTAATAAACCTTTATTAACTCTTCCTTGTGCATCTACAACTCTTGCATCATTATAAACTATTCTATACAATCTTAGTTTTCTACCATTGTAGATATAAGCATAAGTTCTATTTGTATCGTAACTCATATTGTTTCCTTATGGGTTTGTATCTTCTGTAACCATTGGTTCATCTCTTAATCTACGAATAATTTTATATTTATTATCGTCTTCTGTATCTAAAACAGAAATACTTTTTAAAGAAATCATTCCAGCTGGTAAATCATAATCTCTTGTATTTTTTACAATATCTTTTTTTAATACTTCTGTATCTAATTCATTATCAGATTGTATTTGCATTATAGCATCTTTAATAAATGCTATAACTAAATTTGTATCACGAGAGTTAACTCTTTCCATTATTTCTAAAATTTTCATTATGTACTCATTCCTTGTGGTTCTCTTTGAGCTTGTTGTTGTTCTTCTGGCATTGCTAATGCACCAGTAATAGAACGTAATTCTGCAACAGCTTTCTGATAATAGCTTAATGCTTGTTGCAATCTTTGATTTGCTAAACTTAAATCACCTTGTGAAACTTGTATAACAGCAGTAGCCATTTCTGGGTCTTCATCTTCTAACCAATGGATAGCTGACAAACTTGTTTTACTTGTAGAATCAGAACTATTATATCCTCCCTCTAGTATTTTTTCTGCATCAGAAACATTAGATAATCTTAACATATCTAAAGAAGCAGCGTAATATAATGCTACATTTTCAAATTCTGTTAATACCCAATTTTCTGTATTTTCATCAATTATTGGAGGAGCAGAATAAACAACAACTCCTTTATCTCCCTCTGTATAATTAAGGGCTTTGATGCTTCCTCCACTTGTTGTATAAACTCTACTAAAAGTTAATGTTATATCTGTTGCAGTTGCAGTTGCTGCAGATGATATAACAAAAGTAGTAGAATTTGTAATAGATTCAATTGTTGTTCCAGATGGTATTCCACTTCCACTTACTTTCATTCCAACTTGTAGACTGGAAGTACTATCTATAGATACATTTGTGCTATCTTCTACTGTATCACAAGAAGCATCTGTTAAATCTGAATAATTATTATAATCAGGGTCTGGTTTAATAAATATTTTACTATTTAATTTATAATAAACAGGAAACATCTTTGTAGGAAATGATAAACTATCAGATTCATCAGTTGAATGAATAAATTTATCAGAAATCTCTTTAGCTACTCTTCTTTTAGCTCCTTCGTAACGATAAACTGCAATAATTTTATCATATGATATATCTGAACCATTTCCAATAATATTAGTTCCAGTACTATTCCAACCTAAAATTTCTTGTTCTGAAGTAACACTCCATAAAAATTTTTCAGGTAATGATGATAGTATAAACTTAGAACCAGCATTAATGTACTCTACTAAAAATCTAGCTTTTGTACCGTTTCCAGTTATATTATTTACTTTTTCCCATAATTTCATACATATACTCCGTACGCATTAAGGTCCCCACAGGGAGAAAGGAGGTAAAGAACCCGCAAGGACCCAATGCAATTTAACTATCTAGTTATTTCCAGATAGCGTGTGATTCTGGCATTTTATATTCAAAACCAGCTTCGGTTAGAATCATGTCAACTCTCTTATCAACACCTGAGTTCTCAAGATTTTGAACTCCGACATAGATAGAAGTGTCACGATTTACACCGTTACCAACTAGTGGTCTATAAGCAACGTTTTGCATATTTAACGCTAAGATTTTCACGTGTGAGTTATCTAGAGCAATACATCTAGCAACGTTCATTTTACCGTATACTGTTTGTATTTCAGTTACATCTAGTCCCATTACCTTTTTTCTTCCAGTAACAGCTAAGTCAGCACTAAACAATTGACTATTAGAAGCGGTATCTCCACTTCCAGCAGAAACTTGTCCAAGCGCTATGTTGTTCTTGAAGAATCCACCAATTTTATGCAACCAAGTGTATACAGCGGTATTACATAGGAATACTGTTGCTCCATCTTGATTGTATCTTGGGTCCATGTATTGAGACATATCTTGTAAGAAATCATCAATAGTTTTGCTTGATAAATCTAGTGAAAATATGTTTCCAAAATTCAACACATAATCAATAGCTCCTTGAGTAGTATTGATTGCTGAATCTCCACTACCAGAAGTATATTGAGAGCTATATAAACCAGCCCATTCAATATCCCATTTGTGTTCAATCAGTTTTTCTTTCCAAGTTCTTGCCCATTCATTTGGCTCATACTTAAGAGCTGTAGCTCTAGCAGTATTAGTCATACCAAATTCAGTTCTGAAAATTTGAGTTTGACCAAAACCAGTTGAATAAGGGTTGTCTTTCCAGGATTTACCTAATAGTGAAGAACCTTCAGCGTAAGAAGTACCTACAACGTAAGAACGTCTTCCTTCTAAAGTTTCTGCAATATCTTTGTCGTATACTGCACATTGTGCAACATCTCCTGAAGAAAAACCACCAATTTCAGAACCACTTGGTACTCTTAGGATTTTACCAGTAATTAATACAGTTTCTGCTGAAGCATCACCACCAGCGCCACTTAGGTCTGAAGAACCTTGAGCGGCTACAGTAGTAATTCTTACTAACATATAGTCACTAATAGCTCCACCTGCTGTAGCAGCCATAGGAACTTTAAGTACTTGATTACTTTGTAAAAACTGAGGTGCTGTACCTGAGTCTCCAACTTTGATTGCTCCGTTTGATTGTCCTTGAATGTTTTGAATGTTACCAGCACTATAATAATCAGTAGCCATATATAACTTAACTTCTCCGTCAAGTGATAAAGCTGAAGCATCTGATTCTACTAGTGTTGCGTCATCAAACACATCTGCAGTTCCGTTGTTAAATCCAACAACGTATGAGTAGCGTTTCATGAATGAATGTCTCTTCTCGGTAAACTTAAAAGCTGGGTCGTCTGTAGGTTTTTTAGCCATTGTAGAAATGAGTCTAAAAAATGGAGTTTGACTTAAAGCGAGTTCAGAAAATCTATCGCCAAAGTCATAACGTCTACGTAAATCACCAGTAGGGTATGCTGTTGTTGGATTAACTCCACCAACCTGTCTTCCTGTATTAGTTAGACCTGTAGAAGTTGACAAAAATAATGGTGTATCTGCCATTTTATTTCCCTCCTAGGGTTATTTAGGTTATTTACATTAATTCGTTTAACCCAGAACCTTGAGAGAGCAATTTGTCAAAGACTGCATCGTCAATTGATTTTGTTTCCCTTTGTGCATTCCCGCTTGATGCTATGCTAGTTGGCATTTGTCTTACATTCTTCATTTGTTGTATTACTTCATTTCTAGTATTATTAGCGACTTCTACGTCTCTATTATTTCTATTTTTCAAATAATACACATCTTCTAATGTAAGCTTATGAGATTTTGCATAATTCATCAAATCTTGATAGTCTTCATCTGAAACATTATGTTTTGCTTTAAAACTAGTTTCTTCAGAAGCTCTACGTGATTGTTCAGATTGTTGTTTTGCAAAATCACCTAACCTTCTTTGCACAACTCCATCTACTGTTGCATTAAATAGCTTTGCAGATGATGAGTTTGGGTCTGACAAAGCTTCGTCATAATCAAAAACGAAATCTTCATCTAAGCCAAGTCGCTCTTTTATGCTCATAGGAGCTGAGCCACCACCCTCAAAATAATTTCTAACATGAGAAATTAAATTAGGGTCTTCTTTCATTGCATTGAGCAAAGGCATATAGGGTTCTAAATCTTGCAATTGAGTGTTAAGTCGTTTTGCTTCACGAGAAGAATCACTATATCTCTTTTCCCAATCTACTGAACTTTGTTCAGCATTTTGCTCTACAACAGGGTCCATTTCTGGAGTTGTCTGTTCAACTTGAGCTTCTACATTTGGCTGTTCTAGCACTTCACCCATAACTTGTCTATCAAGCTGAGAAAAAAAATCTTCAGCCACAGTATCGTTCTCAGTTGGGGTTATTGAAGAATCTTCACGTAGTGAATCATCCATCAATAAGTTATCCTTATTTTCCATACTGTATATCTCCTTCTAATTTACTGTACGTTTTTTTCATTTTCAACAATTTCTTGTTGAATCTTTTCTTTATCTTGCATACGACTTCTTAATAATCGTTGTGCAGCAATACTTTTATTCAATTCTTTATCTATAGCATTTGAACTTTCATTAATTTTATCTTTTAATCCAGCTTGTACTAATTGTCTCTCTAAAGTTTCTATTGTTCCTCTTTGAGATTTTAATGTATTTTCAGCACTAGCCAATTGTTGTTGCATTTGTGCATAAACACTTTTTCTTTGTAATATTTGTTTTTTATTACGTATATCTGTTTGTTCTAACATTGCAACATCATCAATTAATCCAGCTTGATACCATCTAAAGTATTCTTCTAATAATGCCCATCTATTTAATGGTTGTGTTGAACCTGCAATAATTCTAATGTCAAATTTTGCAGCAGTATAATCATTAAATCTTTGCACTACTTGACCAAAATCATTATAAATAGGAATATTAATAGATATTTCTCTAATTTCTTGTTCTGTTTGACCTTGCTCAGATTGTACTAATCTAAATACTTTTTGTGATGTATATGTATATTGAGCATAACTCATAAATATTTTTCCAAGATGTTCTAATGATGGCTCTACTATGTTATTTACAAATTGTCTAATTCTTCTTGTACCATATTCATCCATAGCTAATAAACCACGATAAGTTTCAGCACTAGGCGCTCCAATACCTTGCATACTTGAAGAAATACCACTAATATATTCTATATCTTGTTTTCCTTGTTGTGTAGTAGTATAAAATGCATTATTAATTGGTAATGGTTGTATAGGATTAGGAGGTTGAAATCCTTGTCTATACTTTAACATAGCTCCAGGAGAACTTGAATATTTTTCCCATTCTTCTTCATCAATACTTCCTTCTGTATATAGCCATCTTAAATTAGAAGCTAAATTTGCATTGTGTAACATAATTTGATGAGATTTGTTTATTTCTCTTTGTTTACCAATCATAGGAGTTACAGCGCTTATAGGATAAGGTGTATTTGTGTGTTGATATGGAATAGGAACTATTGGATATTCTTCAATAGGTAAAATTGTTTCATACAAAAACATATCACCAGCAGAAGCAGTAACTTTTATTTGTGTTTTAAAAAATGAAACACTTTCTACAACTTGAGTTCTAAATGAAGCGTCGTTTTGCAATGAATCAAATTGAATTTTAGGCATAACAACTTGTTTAGTTCTTGTTTGTGATTGAATTAATTGTGCTTCCATTAACGCTTTTTGTTCTTCTATTTTAGAAGACATATTATTATAAAGTTTTTCAATTTCAATTTGAGCACGTTCTTCTAACATTTCTCCTTCTTCAACAGCATTAGATAATTCTAATTCTTTTTCTTTAATAACAACTTCCATTTCATCTTGCATTTCAAGAATTTGTTTTTCAGTTGTTTTTCTAATTTGTTCTAACTCTTGTTTAGTAGGAGGTTCTTTAAGCCAAACATTAACGTGTTGTATTTTTTCTTTTGTATATACTTCATAGAAATCTAGAATATCATCTTGTTCTCCTTCTAATGTATATGCTTCATATTCAATATCTCCTGGTTGAATACTTTCTGACTCATGTAT